CTGTAATAAAAGAAAAAGTAATCTAATGCCTTAAGACCTGCCCGTTGCATAGATAAAGTGCCGTTAATACACTTTAACGTATTATAGTTGATAACTGCTTCTGCTAAGGTAATCGGTCTGATTTGCGAAGCGAGATCCATCTGGTAAGGGAACAGAATAATGTCAGGAACTCACCATAATAAATGCTTAGCCAGGTCTTCCCTCATACTATGATGAGGATGACGTATATAATAAAGCCTTCTACGTTCATTGGCATACTCTTTACCATATTTCTTTATATACGTTGGGTAATCTCCTAGGGTATTATCACCGATACTAGTAATATATTCACCATGTCTATATACGTCTATCTTCTTACCCTTTTTTTTGCTAGGATGTACTTCAAGTCCCCATTGTTTCGCTTTATGATTCGTGTAGTTTGTTATATGATACATCCTCTTTTACTAGATCATATAATCTCGGGAATATCTAGCTGGATATTTTAAAAAGAGTTCATGTCCAATCTGAATATCCTGTAAGGCATACACAGCACGTTTTATAGAGTATACATTAGGCTCCCGCGACTCATTCATCCAATGTGATATATTATCATAGTCTTTCCCATTAAGAATCTTATTCTGTCTGCGAAGCGAATACGTTCGGCTAATATCATTACCATACAGATTCTTAAAGGTAGACAGAGTCATTTCTTCTCCCAGGTAATCTGCTAACTTCGTACCCTTCTTAATAAATTCTGTAGCAAAGACTCCGTTACCATGAATAGTTGACGGACGTACTTCATACATTTATTTATACAAAATATTATTCTTTTGATAAACCAGATGAGCGTAGTAGAAGTAAACGAAAAACCAGTGAACGAAGTTATTACTCCTGAGACTTCCGACACAGAAAAGAAGAGTCCTATCGCTAATATCATTAAGAAGACCCGTACTCGTACCAAAATTACCAAAGAACCTGTTACGGAAGTTACTAAGATCATTGTAAAGGAAAATCCTCCTGAGCCTATTAAAAAGGAAAAGAAACCAGCAAGTGAAGCCCAGCTACGGTCAGTAGCAAAAGCCCGAGAAGCCAGGGCACTTAAAGTGAAAGCTGAAAAGGACAAATTAGATGAACTTAAAGCGAAGAGCTTAAAGGAACATAAGGATGTAGTGGATCAAAAGGTAAGCGAACTTAAAGAAGAACATCCTAATGTCCCTGTTAAGGTTGTTAAGGAACGTAAGCGACGGTTACCCGTTGTTAAGGAAGATCAGCCATTACCCGCCCCTAAAGTAAAGGCTCCTAAGGCTCCTAAGCCTCTTAAGGTAAAGGCTAAGCGTCCCCTTCCGCCCCGTCGCTATGAGACAACAACGTCGGCCACGTCAGATAATAACTCAGAATCATCCGATGATACGCAGACAGAATCTGACAGCGACTCTGATAACGAACGGAAGGATACTAAATATATTCGTAAAGCAGAACGACGGATCCAGGCAGTTAAACGAATTGATGAAAAGTTAAAATATCATGGTAATAAGTACTTTCAAAATAATATGAGCATATTCTAATAGAATGCCATATGCTCAGATACTTGTTAACAATGCTAACAATAATACGTATTTTACCTTACCTATTACGGGTAAAGCCTGTGTACGCATCTTAAGCATAGATTACACGGATGGTACTACGGCTAGACGTGTCCTACAGGTACAATCTGATAATCTGTACTTTGCTTATTCGCCACAGAGATTTTTAACCTTCTTAGTAGCCCCTCCTACGGTATCTCAAACATCTATGTCTATTGATAATTCACGTGATGCTTATCATTTAACAAATCAACAATTTAATGGTAATATTCTTATTAATGTAGTACAACTTTCTTCTTCAGATGCATCTGCTCTTCCTGCTTCATTTTCCTGTATCGTCTCTATGAATTTTGAACAGATAGATAAACAATTTGATTAAGTAGAATGAATCTTATGCGACAGAAACCGCAAACAGGTCGTCTTACGTCCGGTGGAATAAATCATGTAATTCATCATGAGCAAACATTTTTGATTCCAAATGAACAAAAAGAATATGATCCGACACCACGCAGATCTGTTCAGCCTATCAAAATGGATACCTACGAAAAACCCCAAAAGAAAAAATCATCTAAGTATCAACGAAAATAATTCTTTTTTTTTATTATTTTCATATGAGTAGAATAAGATGTCCCTACATACGGTTGGTGATGGATACACACATTATGTTTTACCTGCTTCGTTTGATTCAATTCCCGAATCATGGAAATCAAATAAAACCGCTAAGCCGATCGCCTCATCAATGCAAACGGTAAACGTTCCTTCTTTGTCAGGTAACCAGACTCTTGGTGGCTCCTCTGTCATCCAGATTCCATGCGGTGCTGGTGCAGGTATCGCCATGAATGCCTACGTACGGTTTAGTGTTGCATTTAGTGGTGCTGCAGCCGTTAACAGTGCTTCATGGTACTTTAAGGGTCAAGTAGCTGCCGCTACCGCATGCGTCAATCGTATCTCTACATACGTGAACTCCGTCCAGGTTGATAATATCCAAAATGCATGGGCAGCCTATGACTGCATGTTGGCTAACTCTACAGCGAATGACTGGTTGGCTCACGATGGTACTCTTATGTTGGGTTGTGGTGTATCATACAATACGGCCGCTGCTGCAGCCAATCCTACCCAGAACTACACGTTTGCTATGCCTCTCTTGGGTCTCCTTGGCTCCCAGCAGGCCGTCCCGTTGTACTTGATCAACGGCACCTTACAGCTTCAAATTGATTGGCAGTCAGCTATTGCCTCTATCTACAATATTGGTGCCGTCAACGTTGATCCTGCCTTTACGGGTATGACCGTGTCCAATGTCCAGTTGGTCTATGACAAGATCATGCCTGAACAGAACTTCATTGAGAAGGTTCGCCATGACATGATGCAGGGTGCTAAGTACGTCTATGCCTACACTAACTTGTCTACAGTCACTCTTCCCAATACCTTTGGTGCAGGTGCTGGTACTCTCAATTTGAACTACGGCTTAAACGTATCATCATTGCAAGGTATCTTGGCTACTCAATACGTTACGGCTAACTTGTCAGCAGTAGCTCAGGCTAACTATGCTTACTCGGTAGCTAATGCCTTGTCATCCTTCCAGGTATCATTGGATGGTCGTCTTATCAGCTCACTTCAGTTAAGTTCTATTACGGATCCTGTTCTGTTGTTTGCCGAGGCACAGAAAGTATTGGGTCGTCTCTTTGACTCATCTATTACTTCTCCTCTCGTTAACACTGCCGCTACTGGTCTCGCGAACGGTGGCTTCGCATCTGGTGGTAACTTCCTTACCCAATACTTCGTAGTAGGAGCATCCGCACAACGTGTTAATGAAGGTCTTGCCTTCCAGGGTTCACCGTGTTCCATTATGAATATCCAGGTACAGCTCAACGGTACGACTAACGGTGTGGCTTCCGCATCAAGCACGATGTTCTTCATTCTTCTCAGCGCCTTCCAGCTGTTGATCGATGCAACTGGATCGGTTGAAATCGTCAGGTAGAATAAAAAATGCATATAAATAAAAATTGAATCTAAAGAATAACTATATTATAGATAACAGAACAATGGCTACTATCTATAAGATCTACTCACCAAAAGGCGACAAAGTTTATATTGGGTCTACTATACAACCGATAGATAAGCGTATGCATCGCCATCGTGCAGCATTTCGTAAAAATGATTTAAGTGATTCTTATTGCTCACGTCATATCTTTCAGGAATATGGAATTGCCAATACCATCATTGAGGAATTAGAAAAAACAGATATTACTAATCAATATATTCGTGAACAATATTGGCTGGATCAACATCCAACTAAAGTAAATATTAAAAAAGCATTCTATACGGAAGAAGAAAAAGAAGAAGCTAAACAAAAAGAAAAGGAACGTAAATCTGCTTGGGCGAAAGCAAAAGCTGAAAGTCCAGAATCTCGTGAGGCATACTTAGAGAAGCAACGTAATAATCAAAAAGCATATTACACAGAACACCGTGAAAAGTTAATAGAAAAATCTAAAGAATATCAAAAGAAGAATCCAGAGAAGATCTCAGAAAAGAATAAACAGAATCATCAAAAGTTAAAAGAAGATCCTGTGAAGTACGCAGAGAAGATCGCAAAGCTTCGTGAGAAACAAGATATAAAGGTTACGTGTGTCTGTGGAAAAGAAATAACTCAAGGGTCACTTCTTCGTCACATGAAGTCAAAAGAACATGCTACGAAATTAAATCTTACCGACGCATCCTCCGCATAATAATAATTATTATCATTAGTATAAGATGGGAGGAGCTGTATCTAACTTCGTGAAAAATGCAGCGACAGATGCTCTTAAATGGGTGACCAAACGTGGTATTAGCTGGGTAGGCGATAAGATCCCTATCATTGGTACACCGATCGCTAATGCTATTAACAGCTCCTTTAAGAAGGGCGGAGTATGTAAAGCCTATGCTGATGGTGGCATGGTAAACAAACTTAAAGAGGAAGGTATTAAAACTCAAGTTGTTAACACTCCTGCTC